AGTTGCGATCTGGTCTTGAAGAGCGGCTCCGAATGTATATCCAGCAGCACTACCAACAGTCGCACCACTTGGCGTTTTGGAGAGAGCTAGACCACCAGCTCCACCAACTCCACTTGAAACCATTGGGAAAATTTCACCAGAGACATCAATAGCGTCTTTTAGTGACAGACCAAACTCATCGGTTGCCTTCCACTTGCCAGACTCATCCTTCACTAATTGCATTGGAGAACCAAGAACATTCAAAGTCTTAATGTTCTCTGGGCCGAACTTATCGGCTAGATACTTAACTTTGTTGTCATCCGTCTTAAATGCAAGACCAAACCTTGTATCGGAATCCAACCCGGACTCAAGGTCAACATCCGCATCAAGAAGCGTTGAGATTCCAGATTTGAGTTTTTGAGAAATAGCCTCTGGTGTTGTAGGAACGCTTCCTTCAACTGTTTCCAAGTCTTCGGTTAGAAACGAACCATCAGCAATCTTTGAAGTCAGCTTGTCGGTCAAAGACTTAGACAGGGAGTCGATTTCATCAAGCCCACTAAATAGCGGAATTGCTTGTTCTTTGAGTTTCTCAGCAGCGATTGGATCAGTTTGACCCAATTGAGTCACTTCTGCGTCAAGTTGTTGTATTTTAGAAAGAACATCAGATTTGGTTCTTTTGAGATCAAGAAGCGATAGGTCTGTATTTGACATTTTTATTCTCCAAGTAGTCTTTTCCTAATATCTATGACCTCTGGGGCAAGCGGTTGTTTCTTTTGGAATCCTGGATACAATGACTCAACGGCATCATAAGATTCTTTGGTGATTTCCCCATCTTTTAGCAATTTGTCACGATCTTTCTTAGATCCGTGAATTGTATCAAGAATCATTTTTTTGTAGTTTGTAGCTCTTCGTTGAAGTTCTCTTGGATCACCAACTTGCGTCAATTTACCTTTTTCTTCAGCAAGGGCGTCAAACTCTGGCTTGGTTACCGCACCAAGTCCACTAGACCCTGTCGGGGAAGCCTCCTTAAGCCGTTGGAGCGTTTCAAATCTAAATGCAGCCTTAACTGTATCAAGCGCATTTTCTACTTCTGAAGGTTTCATGAATCCAGCAATTGGGGCAAATTTCCTATAAGTGCTTGCACCTGGGAGGCGGCTCATTTCACCAGCATAACCAATTAGTTTGTCAATTTCTGAAAGGCCGATATTTGCACGCTCAAGATCAAGTATTCTTTCTCTCTCCGCTGCTTTAGTTGCTTCTTGAGCCTCAATGTCAGCCTTTCCTCCTGGAATATTAACAATGGACAGCCTCCCGCTTGCGTCAGTAGATGGAATTTGTCCCTCTCCAACCTTTAGAGCCGCACCAACTCCTGTTGCGGATTGCTTAAGAATAGGACGACCTTGTTCGTCATAGGTCATTTCAAACCCCATTTGCGGAGTCCCAGTTCTAACGCTTGTAACCCTAAAGTTGCCGTCTGGAGTTGGAACTGCGGAAACTTGCCTACCACTTGCCTCAAGTTCTTGGACTTGCTGTGGTGTCATAATAGTGCCTTGTTGCTGTTGTCCGCCACCTCCAACTGGTCTTCCTCCAACCATACGCCTAGGTGCTGGTTGTGCTTGTTGTGGCAATTGAGGCTGCTGTCGGCTTAGACCTGATTCAGTAGCCATCGCTTCACTTGGAACCGCTTGAGATGTAGCCATTCCCGCGCCCCCTTCAATCATACGGGCAACTTCAGCTTGTTGCTCTAGAGTACCCATTGCTTGTTTGGATAGATCACCTCGGCTTAAACGCTCAAGGGCAGGGATGATCGAACCCTTGGCAAAATCTCGTTCATTGAACTTGCCATCAGATGCTCCGGGGTCGTTGGTTTTGTGTGGAGCAATAAATGTTACATTCGGAATGCGTCCAAGCGTGTCTGCAAGAACCTGAGCATAACCATCTGGATCTGACTCCATGACCTTGCGTGCTTCAGCGTGACCAACAAAGAACGGCTCGGTGTGGAAGCGTCCGGGTGTACCCCGTCCATTCTCCTTGGCGGTACGAACACCACGAACTGGAACATTTACCCCTCTCTCGGCAAAGTATTGTTGAGTTTTATTCACATAATCCATCGCCGCAGCACGCTCAATTGCACTAGCATCATTTGGAATAATGATTTCAACACCCTTAGCATCCTTGCTGGCAGCGGCATTGAAATCAAGAGACACCTGTCTTGCGTCAGCAGTAGATCTTGGCATCTGATCGCGTGTTTTTGAGGTGAATCCAAAGTTGTTGGAGGACGGAAGCTGATCGTAATTGATCTGCGATGTCGGAGGCAACTCTTGAATACCTCCAGGTTCTCCATAAATGTATTTATCTGGATTAACAATACGAGATTTTTTGTCTGGGGTAAATAAATTACCTTGTTTATCTCTCAATACATCCCATTCTTTATCTTGCCCTGTTTCTGGATCGACTGCTTTAATTACATCTCGTGTTAACTCAGATGCCTCAGCTTGAGCTTTTTGCCCATATATGTTGGCTCTTTGCTGCGCCACTTCTAAGTTAGCGAGTTTAAAAGCATTTTCAGAACGCTGACGCTCTTGTTGAATAGCTCTATCTTGCGCCCCAATTCCAAGGGTGAATGCGTTTGAGATCCCTTGAGCAGCAGTTCTACCAAGTGCCAATGCCTCCGCAGGAGATGTATTCGGGTCGTTAATTTTAGCTTGGATTGGTGACAAATAACTTCCAATGTCAATGCCCAAGTCTTTACCCATTTTGATTGCAGACTCAATTCCAGCAGAGGTGGCCTTAATTTCGGCATCAATTTTCTTGCGCTCTTGGCGAGCCTCCCCAAAGTCTTTGATACCTTGACCAATGGTAGCCCCAAGGTTAGCCATCCCCTGTGCTTGGATCTCCGCAGCCCTTGTGAAGCCAGAGTAATCCTGCACAAACATCCGTGGGTCTACGCCCGCTCCTAGCATCTGTCCTTGTCCGTATGGCATATTATTAGTCTTTCATGTAACTTAATTTTTCTTGATCCGCCCAAGGGACAAGAGAGGAAATATTTTCAATGGTCATGCTTAGTTTTGGGCAGTATACAAATTTAGGTGATTGTGGGTTTCGATTGATACAGCTAGTACAGGCATGAACATAATCAACATTATGGCGTTTGTCTATCTTTTCCCCCCAGACACCATTGAGTTTCTCGTAACGATCCTCATCGTATGGAACATTGTTTGCCTCAATGTAATCCCATATATCTTCATGAGTCCAATCACGAAGTGGAAACATCATCGTGGCTTGCTCGGTCAAAACCCTTGATTCAATTCTTGTTCCAGCATCCCCACCTAAAATTGGGTCTGAGTCGCATCCTTTATGCCCAATCCACAAGCAATCAAATGCTGGTACTTCAAGGTAATGCTGCTTTGGACGCTTAAGGATATCTAAGGAACAAGCAAACTTGGTATCACTTGTTGGTTCGGTAATTCCAGTTGGGCAAGTTAAGATGGTTGAGTTTACCCTGTAGTGATTCTGAACCTCCCACTCATCGCCTTCTTGTTGAAAAGCTGACTGATAGGGATGCCATGAGTAAACAAGCAGCTCCCAATCTTGCGCAATTTTATCATGGAACTTGTATTTCCATGGTTGCCATGGTTCTCGAAAAAATACTAATGGCAACTCAATCCCCATGCTTCGCATGATGTGCAACAAAACCATACTATCTTTGCCGCCAGACCAACAAATCATTCCTTTTGGGAGGTGCTTTGAGCCAGAGGCAATTAGCTGTTTTGTTTTTTCAAGTTTTGTCATTAAATAAGTGCCGCTCCTGCTGTTGTACTTGCCATTGTTCCGAGTCCTGCGGCAGCACCACCAACAACAGACCCGATACCTCCAAACAAACCAGATGAGTAGGAGGCCCGTGCTTGCGCGTTTGCTGCATTTGCGCCCATAATGTTCTGCCTTTGTGCCGCCCCAAGGTTAAGCGCAGACCCAACATCAAAGAGCTGAGGTTTACCAGCACCGATGGCATCAAGCCCAAGGCCCATCATTTGGTTGCCAACTTGGTAAGAAAGAGGCTGGCTGCCAAGAAGCTGAAGACCTGGTGTGGTGTAAAACTGACCAGCCATATTAAAGGCATTAGCTCCAGCTTGTGCTGCTTCTGCTCGCTTCCGCGCCATGATGTCCTCACGGCCCATGATCTCAGATGCAATGGCGTAGTTTCCACCAACGCGACCAGCAGCCTGTGCGCCCTCTCTGGCGGCTTGTTGATACATTCGCTGTTGTTCTGGGGTAACACCCTGTGCGGCGGCATATGCTCTCTGGGACTCTTGTTGAGCCTGTTGCACCGCACTTGCTTGCTCTGGTGACAGACCCGCCATCAATCCACGGGTAAGTCCAGCCTGTCCGGTCATTTGGCCAAGTTCAGCCTCACGCGCCGCTCCAAGTTGTTGCGCAGCACCTTGGGTAAACTGAGGAGAAAGACCAAGCATCCCAAGTCCAAACTGAGACACATCAGCAAGGTTTTGATGCTGAAACTCTGGACGATATCGTTGCTCAAATGACAAAATTCCCGGCATTGACTGCTGGAACGCCGACAACAACGAACTAATGTCTTTGGAGTAGTTTGCTTTTGGAGCTGAAACTGATTTAGGCTTGCTTCCCATTGGATTAACTTTCTTTTAACTTTGAATAAAACTTGTACATGTCGTGGACTCTTACGCGGTCACTCCCTTTAAAACTTCGCTGAAACGCAATAAAGTCGTAGTTTTGAATATATTTGGATAATGCTCCGCGCATGTCTCCAGTGGAGAATGTGACGAACAAGGTGTCTCCGTCGCTAACATCGACTGCTTGAGTTGGGTTTTCGCTGAACGCACTAAAGCCAATAGCAAAACAATCCATATCGCAAACAACAATGCCATGACATAAGTGCCATGTGAGAAGTTGTTGGAAGTCGATACATTCTTGTTCATATGTTGCTATTGCTCTCGTTAGGTGATGGTTCATCGCATAACAATAAATTGAACAAATCGTCCAGCAGTTTCTGTTGAGTGTCTTATTTTAAATCCTGTTGTTTGATGGTCATATGTTGAAAAATCAAGGGCCGCATCATTTTTGACACATCCAGTCACAACATAAACATCATCCGGCATGTTTGTTGTAAATACAATTTGGGTATGAGTTGTGTCGATTTTGGTAGCAGATGTAATATTGCCTTGCGAGGCTACAGATCGAGTCGGAGCAATGGAAATATTAGCCCAAGCCCTAGCACCATAGATTGGGGCGGAACCAGTAGGAGTTGGCATATTTGCAGACCCAAATGTAACTCCTCCACTAGCACTGAAGATTATTGATCCGGTTCCTATATTAGAAATGGTAAATGTTCCATTTGCCCCAGACTCCCTAATTATTCTGGCATCATGATCAATGATTGGAAACGAAGAATGGAAATCAATGAAAGAATTATTATTTGATGTGATCCCATTACCTAGTTCAATTGCCGATTGGCTAAGTGTAAATGTACCTCCAACACCAGCCCAAGATGGGCCACCCGTAGAAAGTTTTGCTGGAGTTACGGCTCCATCAGCTATTTTTGCTGTTACAACCGCATTAGACGCAAGTTCATTAGAGGTAATGCCACTTGCAGACACGGCAAGTTTGCCCGGAGACACAACCTGCAAGGTGGTTCCTTGGATGGCGTCATTGGTAAATGTCGTATCATCAATAATGTTATTTAGCTTGGAACTGGTAATTGTGTCAGTCCCAGAAAATGTGTAGGTTGTATTTACAACGCCCATATTATTTTTGTGATAGAATTTGTCTGTTAGTTATGGAACCAGCCACTTGAATAGAGTGGATCTTAGGTGAACCGATAGTCCTTGTCAATGTGATAGTCCCAGTATAGCCACGCTGACCACCAAGTCTGCATCGGATGCTTGCGGTTTCAGCCTCGTTAGGGCTACTAGGTGATAGAACCTGCCCGCCAAGGAATGTGGTGGTAGTTCCAATGCTTTCTGCTGAGTCTGGGTCTTCAGTAGCAAACGCGATATCATACTCGCCAGTTTCTCCGGCTAAGTTCTGCATTTGAACCTGTGCGTCTGTAAACCTCTTTCGCTCAAGTGTCTTGAAGTCGTACCCACGGCTAGTCACATACGAGTTGATCGTAGGTGTCACTACATCCGTATCTTCATTCGTCACGCTCAAGCGGTCTGTAGACGAGTCGGAAGCGTCAATCTGATGCAAGCCACCATTGGAGCTAACGGCATACAAGTTATTCCGAACCCCAGCACTTGCCGTGATAAAGTTCTTGATCAAAAACCTAGAATCCCCATAGGTGTCCAGCGATTCCCAGCCTTTATTCAAGAAGTTGTAGATCAGAACCGCGTTATTTCCACGGGCATCGCCACCTCCAGCCACGGAATCTAGCGGGACTGCGATGTAATAGCGGTTGTTGAAGTAAACTGCTACTGATTCACCCGCAAGGTTCTTGTTAATGCGGTCAATATAAGGCTGGATGTTCTTGGAAAGTGGTTCTTCCGTGCCGCGAAGGTTGTAATCGTTAAGGAAGGTAAGACCGTAAATTCCCTCATCGGCCAAGAATAGCATGTTATTAGCCTGCATGACCACCGTCTTGCGAGCCAAGCACCCAACCTCACCAGTAAGTTCCTTGACCACGGTGTCAGACAGGCTTCCTTGGGTCTGCGCCACAAGGTGAATGCTATTGCGGTTCAAAACCACCAAGGAATCGTCGTAGAACCCGTGCATTGCCACTACATAGTCGGCAGTACCACCAGTGATACGAAATTGATTCTCGATCTGGTCGAAGGTCGTAGTGTCCAGTAGGTCGGAAACCGCGATCTCGTCAGAAATCTTTCTGCTAGTGTAGACTGGTGCGCTAAAAGTGCCAGATTGATCGTAGTAGAACGGAACAAACAACCTGCGCTGGAAGTAAGTGGCCCAAGGAGCACCAGGCTGGTGCATGAACCCTCCGCCCACGGAGAACCTGCCACCAAACTCGAATATATCAGATGAAGAGGTATTGTAGTCCCCGATAGGGGCATACCATTGGATAAGCGTGGTGGTAGCATTTACTACTTGGTAGGAATTACCAAGCATGGCTTGAAAATCAGCAGTAGCTGTTGAGTAAACAATAATTGTATCACCAGCGAAAATTGTCGTATTCCCGACAACTGTGGCAGAAACAAGTCCACTAACTACATCGACATCCTTGGCTTGGATGTTGAAAACCTGTGGCTGGGTGTAAGCACCACTGGGGGACAGGGTAAACCCATCAGTCATGGTGGCTACCGTGGTCACAAATGTGGTGCTAGTAGAAATCCCAGATGCCACAAAGGTAAATGAGTCTTGGTCAACGATTGTTGCCACCGTGAATGTTCCATTAGGAGGAGTGCCACTAGTAAGCCCGGCGATAACCACGGATGACCCAGCCGTAAGTCCGTGTTCACGAACTCTCATTGTCACCACGGTATTTGGACTAGCGGTCGCGTTGGATGACGCAGAAAGAATAGCCCTTCCATTAGGATACCACTCAAGAGCTTGTTGCCCATCCCGCATGATCATCACCTTGTCGAAGCACTGCAACATATCGCAGTTGCTCCCAACGGTGGCTCCCACGGGATACGGGATAGTCGTTGCCGTGTAGGGTGTCGTAGAAAGATCGATCTTCTTCGCCAGAGTCTCCAGCGCAACAATGATGTATTCCTTGTTGGACTCGTTAGGGTCAGAGAACATGCAGGATGCCAACACATCGCTGGCGGCGGCATCGTTAATGTCGATCTGTGTAATCCTTGGAGTCGCCCCTAGTGTCACGGCAGTCACGCCAGTAACAGGGAAGGTCAATGTGTCCACGGTAGCCGCAGTCACAGCCTTGACCCCATTGTTATCCGTGCCAGTAAAGGTAATCCCGCTAACTGTAAGGTTGCCAGCCTCTCCAATAGTCAATCCGTGTCCAACCACGGTAATCGTTACCACATTTGCGGCATACGACACAGCCGTAATCGCCAAGTAGAACGGGCTAGGAAGGATATGAAATGGAAGATTCAACGGAGTGCCTCCAGTAGTCAACACAGGGCTAACAGACACCACGCTCTTGCGTGGCCTCCAGAAGCCCTCTATGCGACCATTAAGGCTTTCCCTCACCTCACCTGCCTCCAACTGGTTAAGCTGCAACCTCTGGTTTACACCAAAGAATCCACGATCACCATCGGCGGCGATCGCGTCATCCAACCCACCAGTAGACCGAAACTGGGACATTTACAAATAGTAAACAACCACCACGCCTGAGGTAAGAACTACTTGGCTAAATTCACCACCAATTCCCAAACCAGCGGGAAGGGTGAGCCCTTGCAACCTAGAGGCTCCAGAGATGTTTCCAGATGCACTGGCTACAGTACCCAGCACCGCGTCATTTATAACTTGAATCCAGCGGATTGGGCCAGTGTAAGTAGTAGCTGCTGTCGAAAGCACGATACCTCCGTTGCCACCTTGAAGCTGATAAGAATCTCCCCTTGGCATAAATTTATTGACTAAGTGTTTATTT